ATGGAATATGGAAGGATTTATAGATAAATATGGAATGCCTGTTTTAAAAGGTAAAGATTTAAATGTAGTAGGTATTGACAATCAACCCATAAGTATAGGTGCTATTGATTATTGGGAAAACGAAGTTGAGTCTTTGGCTAATGATCCCGATGCACTTAATGAATATTACAGACAGTTTCCTCGTTCTGAATCTCACGCATTTAGAGATGAAAGTAAGCAATCATTGTTTAATCTTACAAAAATATATCAACAAATAGACTACAATGATAGTTTAATAATTAAACAACATCTTACTCAAGGTTCATTTAGTTGGGAAAATGGTATTAAAGATTCAAGAGTAATATGGACTCCAAATACAAGAGGAAGATTTTTTGTATCTTATATACCAGAAAAAAACTTACAAAATAAAGTAACAGTTAAGAATGGACGCAAGTATCCGGGTAATGAACATTTAGGTTCATTTGGATGTGACTCTTATGATATTTCTGGTGTAGTTGTTGGTAGTGGTTCTAATGGTTCTCTGCATGGGTTATCTAAATTTAATATGGATAATTTCCNAAGCAACCAATTTTTTTTAGAATATATAGCACGTCCACAAACCGCAGAAATATTTTTTGAAGAAGTTTTAATGGCGTGTGTTTTTTATGGTATGCCTATTTTGGTGGAAAACAATAAACCAAGATTATTATATCATTTTAAAAACAGAGGATATNGAGGGTTTAGTATGAATCGCCCTGATAAAACTTTTAATAAGTTATCAAAAACAGAAAGAGAACTTGGTGGTATTCCAAACTCATCTGAAGATGTAAAACAAGCACACGCTTCAGCAATAGAATCATACATAGAAAAACATATAGGATTAGATATGGAGGGCACATATAGACAACAAGACGACATGGGTGTGATGCCATTTCAAAGAACTTTGGAGGATTGGGCAAAGTTTGATATATCTAATCGAACAAAGTTTGATGCTGCAATTAGCTCGGGTTTAGCTGTTATGGCTAACCAAAAGCACCTTTACACACCGACTAAAGAAAAATCAAAAATAAGCATTAACTTTGCGAGATATAATAACAAGAACTCAGTTAGTCAACTACTTAATAGATGAAGCAAGTAAATATAAACATTAAGACTGCTGCATTTCCAGATCAATTTGTCTCAGATTCTACAAAAGGCACAATGGAATTTGGTCTGCAAGTAGGTCAAGCAATACAATATGAATGGTTCAGAAAAGATGGTGGCTCTTGTAGGTTTTATAATCAATGGGCAGACTTTAATAGATTACGATTGTATGCACGTGGTGAACAGTCAATAGCAAAATATAAAAATGAAATTGCAGTAGATGGAGATTTAAGTTATTTAAACTTAGATTGGACACCTGTACCTATTATACCAAAATTTATAGACATAGTCGTAAATGGTATGTCTGATAGACTTTTTAAAGTAAAGGCATATGCACAAGATGTTTTGTCTGCTGAAAAAAGAAATCAATTCCAGGAAATGGTAGAAGCTGATATGATAGCTAAACCAATTCTACAACAAATGACAAAGGACTTTGGTATTGATACATTTATGATTCCTGAAGAACAACTACCTGAAACCAGTGATGAGTTGGAGTTATTTATGAATATGAAATACAAGCCTGCGGTAGAAATTGCTGAAGAAGAAGCAATAAATACTTTACTTGCAGAAAATCATTATCAAGATACCCGTAAAAGAGTTGATTATGATATTGCTACTTTAGGTGTAGGAATAGCAAAACATATGTTTTTACCAGGTCAAGGTGTTACAATTGACTATGTTGATCCTGCGAATGTGGTATACAGTTATACGGAAGATCCGTATTTTAAAGATTGTTTTTATTGGGGTGAAATAAAAACTGTTCCTATTACTGAACTTATAAAAATTGATCCAGATTTAACTAATGAAGATTTAGAAGAGATTTCTAAATATAGTCAATCTTGGTATGATTATTATAATAGTGCTCAGTTTTATCAAAACAGTATGTTCCATCGAGATACGGCAACATTATTATACTTCAATTACAAATCATCTAATTCTTTTGTTTACAAAAAAAAGGAAATGACTGATGGAAGTTTTAGAACCGTACAGAAAGATGATGAATTTAATCCTCCAGAACAAATGCAAGAAGAGGGTAATTTTGAAAGAGTAGAAAAAAGAATAGATGTTTGGTATGATGGTGTAATGGTTATGGGTACTAATATTATGTTGCAATGGAAATTAGCAGAAAATATGGTTCGCCCAAAATCAGCAAGTCAATATGCAATGCCTAATTATGTTGCATGTGGCCCACGAAATTATAAAGGAATGTTTGAATCTTTAACAAGGAGAATGATTCCTTTTGCAGATTTAATTCAAGTAACACATTTAAAAATTCAACAAGTTGTTTCACGTGTAGTTCCTGATGGTGTATTTATAGATGCTGATGGACTAAATGAAGTAGACTTAGGTACTGGAAATGCTTATAACCCTGAAGATGCATTAAGATTATATTTTCAAACAGGTAGCGTTGTAGGTAGAAGTTTTACGCAAGATGGTGAATTCAATAACGCTAAAGTTCCTATAACTCAGTTAACTGCAAATAGTGGTGCTGGAAAATTACAAATGCTTATTGGCAATTATAATCATTATTTAGATATGATTAGGCAAGTGACTGGATTGAATGAGGCAAGAGATGGTTCTAAACCTGATCCTTATTCGTTAGTTGGTGTACAAAAGTTAGCTGCTTTAAATTCTAACGTAGCTACCCGTCATATATTAGATGCAAGTTTATATATAGCCAGAACAATGGCAGAATGTTTATCAATTAGAACTGCGGATATATTAGAATATGCAGACTTCAAAGATGAATTTGCTATGCAGATTGGTAAATATAATTTAAAGATATTAGAAGATATAAAAGATTTATATATGTATGATTTTGGGATATTTATTGAAATGTCACCAGATGAAGAAGAAAAACAAATGCTTGAGCAAAATATTCAAATGGCATTATCACAAAAAGATATTAGCTTAGAAGATGCTATTGATATTCGAGAAGTCCATAATTTAAAAATGGCTAACCAACTTCTTAAATTAAAACGTAAGAAGAAACAAGAAGCTGAGCAACAACAAATGATGCAGCAACAACAAATGCAGGCACAACAACAAATGGAAGCCCAACAAGCTGCGGCTCAAATGGAAATGCAAAAAACTCAACAAGAGCTTCAAGGAAAAATGCAGTTAAAACAAACTGAAATAGAATTTGAAATTCAAAAACTCCAAACAGAAGCTCAGTTAAAAGCTCAATTGATGGCTGAAGAATTCCAATACCAAATGCAAATAAAAGGTGTGGAACAAGAAGGTTTAAAGAAAAGAGAAAATGAAAGGGAAAAAGCTAAAGATGGTAGGATTAGTCAACAATCTACTCAGACATCTAAAATGATTGAACAAAAGAAAAGAGATTTACCAGCTATAAATTTTGAATCTAACGAAGATAGTTTAGATGGTTTTGACTTAGCTGAGTTCGATCCAAGATAGGCTAAAAAATATATTAAATTAAGTGTTAACTTTGTATAAAAATTAAATCAAATGGAAATTAAAGTAAAAACTGTCGAAGGCTACGACAATAAATCAAAAGCTGAAGTAGAACAAGAGTTGTTAAACAAACATAATGAATCACAACAAGACTCTGATTCAAATGTAGAAAAGGTTAACACTGTCACTTCAGAAGAGCCAAAAGATGAAACAAAAGATGTTTCAACCGAAGATAAAACTCCCTCATCAGAGTTAAATGATGAAGACGTTCTTTCTTTTATTAAAAAAAGATATGACAAAGAAATAAATTCTGTTGATGAATTGTTTGCGGAAAAAGAGGCAAACCCTGATTTACCAGAAGATGTTTCAGCGTATTTAAAGTACAAACAGGAAACTGGACGTGGAATTAATGATTTTTATAATTTACAAAAAGATTATGATTCTATGGACGATGACGATGTACTGGCTAATTATTATCAAAACACCGAAGAAGGTTTAGATTCTGAAGACATAAAAGACATTATCGAAGATAAGTTTAGTTATGACGAAGAATTAGATGAACCTAAAGATGTTAAGAAAATTAAATTAGCTAAAAAACGTGAACTTGCGAAAGCAAAGAAATTTTTGAATGAACAAAAAGATAAATATAAAATTCCTCTTGAGTCAAGTGGGGGTGGGTTATCGGAAGATCAAGAAAAAAATCTTAATGCTTATAAAAGTTATATTGAAGAATCTAAAACTGTTGCTGAAGCAAATAAGAAAAGATACGATTATTTCAAAACGCAAACACAAGATGTGTTTAATAGTGAATTCAAAGGTTTTGAATTTAATATTAGTGACGATTTAAATCTTACTTATAAACCAGGGACGACAGAAGAACTAAGAAACAAGCAGTCAGATGTCAATAATTTTCTGACATCTTTTCTTGATAAAGAAACTGGCTTAGTTAATGATGCCGTCAATTACCATAAGGCGTTAGCCGTGGCGATGAACCCTGAGAAGTTTGCTCGTTATTTTTACGAACAAGGTGTTTCTAATGCTGTAGATAATGTTACTAAAAAATCAAAAAACATTAATATGGACGTTAGACAAGCACCAAGATCATTTAATAAAGATGGTCTTAAAATTAAAACTGTTCAAAGCAAATCAGACAGTAGTGGTAGAGGACTCAAAATTAGAAGTATTAAAAAAAGTTAAAAACTATTAAAAATTAAAAATTATGGCAGTAAATGTAACCCCTGGTTTTGATTTGCAACCAAGTAGCCAACAAGTACCGTTGTCTACAAATTATATCAATGACTTTGATTTCTTGAATCAGTACTTACCTGATACATATGAAAAAGAGTTTGAGAGATATGGCAATCGTACAATTGCTTCCTTCCTAAGAATGGTTGGAGCAGAAATGCCTTCTAATTCTGACCTTATCAAATGGGCAGAACAAGGAAGATTACATACTAAATATCTAAACTGTACTTCTGCGGCTGCGGCTGGCGCTGCAACAAGAAATGCAATTTGGACTATACCTAATAACCTTACTAACTTTAATCCTGCGTTAGCTGGAACTCCTAATACCGCTGCTCTAAGAGTAGGACAAACGGTAATGATTTCTGACAAAACTGCTGGATCTACGTTATCTAATAAAGGTATTGTAATTGCAGGTCCAAGTGACGCTGTTGCTGGAACAGGTGTAAACCAAGTTTCAATCGCTTATTATGAAGCGGGTGGACAAGCAGTAGCGGCTGGTGTAGCTTGTGATATTTTTGTATATGGTTCTGAATTTAACAAAGGAACTAATGGAATGGTAGGCTCTTTAGAAGCTGATGACTTTATTTTCGATAACAAGCCAATTATAATCAAAGACAAGTATTCTGTTTCTGGTTCTGATATGGCTCAAATTGGATGGGTTGAAGTAACTACTGAGAACGGTGCATCTGGATACCTATGGTATTTAAAATCTGAGCATGAAACAAGATTAAGATTTGAAGATTATCTTGAGACTGCAATGATTGAAGCAGTACCTGCAGACGCAGCTTCTGGTGCTGGTGACTTCTTACAAGGAGTTGGTGCTGGATTATCTGCTGCAAACTTAAATGGTTCAGATGGTATATTCTATGTTGTTGGATTAAGAGGAAATGTTTGGGGCGGTGGAAACCCACAAGTATTATCTCAATTTGATAGCATTATCCAAAGACTTGATAAGCAAGGTTCTATTGAAGAAAATGTTATTTTTGTAAATAGAGATTTTTCATTTGATATTGACGATATGTTAGCGGCACAAAACTCTTACGGAGCTGGTGGTACTTCATATGGTTTATTTGACAATGATGAAGAAATGGCTTTAAATCTTGGATTCACTGGATTCAGAAGAGGTTATGACTTCTACAAGTCAGATTGGAAATACTTAAACGATGTTACTATGAGAGGTGATGTTGTAGGTGGTGCAGTAAATGGACTTTTAGTTCCTGCTGGTTCAACTACAGTTTATGACCAAATCTTAGGTAAGAACGCAAAGAGACCATTCTTACATGTTAGATATAGAGCTTCTGAAACTGAAGATAGAAGATACAAAACTTGGATTACTGGTTCTGCTGGTGGTGCAAGAACTTCTGATCTTGATGCAATGGAAGTAAACTTCTTGAGTGAGAGAGCTGTATGTACTTTAGGTGCAAACAACTTCTACTTGTTCCAGAATTAATATTACTCAATAATTAAGGGGAAGTTTATCTCCCCCTTATTATTATAAATTTTAAATTAAATTAAA